TCATTTAGTGGACATAAAAAGACTTAGCGGATTCAGCTCGACGGCCTGTTCAAGATGGTCAGGTGCAAAGTGCGCGTACTTCATTGTTTCACGAATGTTAGCGTGACCGAGTATCTTTTGCAGTACAAGGATGTTTCCACCGTTCATCATAAAATGCGCACCAAAGGTGTGACGCAGGACGTGTGTCTTTTGTCCCTCAGTCAGCTCAATATCGGTAAGCGCCAGCATCTTTTTGAACTCCTGATAGCAGGGCTTAAACATCCTGCCCTGTCGCTTCGATAGTTCCTCGTAAAGCCACTTCGGGATCGGCACAGTGCGATTCTTTTTTCCCTTCGTCTTTGTGAAGGTCAATTTATAGGGTGAAAGCTGGGGCCGCGTAAGCCGTTGAGCCTCCCCCCAGCGTGCGCCAGTAGCCAGGCAAACTTTCGCGATCATCGTAAGGTCTTCATGGCCGTACTCATGGCAAGCCAATAAGAGCTGCGGAATCTGCTCAAGCGTCAGCCAGGACATTTCCTTTTCAGCTTCCTTGAAGACGCGAATACCATCAAGGGGATTCGGTAAGCTCCACTCCCCTAGCCGCTTCAGTTCATTGAAAACCGCTTCAAGATACTGCTGTTCTCGGTTGACGGTTATCGGCTTCGCAACCCATTTCGCCGGGTCTTTGTGATATCCATTATCAATCTTACCGCTCAGGCGCTGGTCGCGATAATGCGCCCAATCCTTAGCGGTAAGTTGGGAAGCTACCGGGTCGCCGAGGCCATTACACACTATTTGCAGTTTCGCCAGGCGTGACTTACTGGCGACTAACGCCTGACCGTGCAGGTTATGCCAGAGCTGAATAATTTCACTCAGCTTGCGCCGATCTTCCTTCTCCGATTTCCACGGCTTATTCTTGGCATCATCCCGATAATATTGCTCATACGCCACCGCCTCACCTTTGGTTGTGAAGCGTTTACGAACGCGACGACTATCACGCCCATCAACGCGAAAATCACACAACCACTCACCAGACGTTAGTTTTTTAACGGCCATGATTAGAAATTTTTACTCAGTGTCAAAAATACCATCCCGACGCAGTTAACTTCATCAACCAGACATTCAAACTGAGACGAGCCATTTTTTACCGACAACCGGTTACCTGGTAAACGCGCGACATCATAAACATCGGCAGTACCGTCTACATCGACCAACCAACGACCATTAGCGATATTTTTCGCATCGAGATCCACACACCACCGCTGCCCGTTTTTCTCTACCAACGCCGGGTTAACTACCGTGGAATCAATCAGCGAGTCATCACAGAACCACGTACCGTTCTCAGTAAGCTGGCCGGTATGAATGCTGTATTTGGTGATTTGCCTAAGGCCAGCAGGAAGGGCTGTTAACTGCTCAGGTTGCACTTGTGTATGTTGCTCATTCATCGGCCCGATACCCGTCGCCAGCCAGTACAGCGATGCGCCAGTATCAAGGGCGCAGACGATAACCACATCGCCGGGGAAATGTTCACGCCTCACCCAAGCGCTCATCGTGCCTGAAGGTATATCGAGATGGTCGCCAAGCTCCTTTTGCATGGTGAAGCCGTAAGCCTGCATGATGCGCTGCAAAATCTCTTTCCCACCTGAGCTTTGCATAGCCTCCATTAGCCTGATTCCCCGCATGGGATAATTACCCGGCTTATATCTTACATTTGTAAGTTCACCACCTTCTGTGAGCCATTTAAGGTCTGCACCAGTATCGAGAGCGCATTGGACTATGTAATCACCGGGAACCTTGCCTCGCTTAGCCCAATTACTGATTGTTGGTAACGGGATTTTCGCGAGATCAGAGTAAGCCTGCCTTGTCCTAACTCCATAAGAAATAAGAATTCTATCGATGACATCTTTGACGGACTGCCCTTCATTATCCATATGGACGCCTTAATTATTTTCAAACCAACCTTTACAGGTTTTCAAATGGAAAGTAATATCCGTCCTGCACCCTGAGAATGTGCGAGAACATACCAAAAAATGAATCTAACCGGAGATAGTCACCTATGAATCTTCAAATTGCAATCCCTTCAGGCCCTGACTTTCTGTCATATGAGGAGTTCGCCGAGCTCTATGGATGCCATCTAAACACTGTAAAAGAGATGGTAAAACGCGGCGAGCTTCTACTGGTGCCACGTACCCGCGAGGGTGGTCTCGGTCGTATCAACATGATTGCCTTCCGTACGCGCTTGCTCGCTCAGGCGATTAATTCACGCTATGCCGTGTTCCAGTAACTTAATTTTGCAAGTTAAAGGGAGTTACAGCATGTTAGATTTTCGCGTTTCGTCACATGCACACTTTGATGATGCATGCAGAAAATTCGCGGCCACGCATAACGTGAAAGAGCTGGCGGGTAAGGCCGGTATCAAGCCGCATACGCTTTACAACAAACTCAACCCGGAGCAGCCGCACCAGTTAACGCCGCGCGAAATCTGGACGCTGACAGACCTGACCGAAGATTCGACCCTAGTCGATGGTTTTCTGGCGCAGATCCATTGTTTGCCGTGCGTGCCGGTCAACGAGCTGGCAAAAGAGAAACTGCAATCCTACGTCATGCGCGCAATGAGTGAACTAGGCGAACTCGCGAGCGGTGCCGTTTCAGGCGACCGTCTTACCCCGGCCCGTAAGCAAAACATGATTGCGAGCGTAAACGCGGGTATTCGCATGCTGTCGCTGTCGGCAATGGCGTTGCAGGCCCGGATCCAGGCTAACCCGGCAATGACGAGTGTCGTCGATACCGTCAGCGGCATCGGCGCATCATTCGGTTTGATTTGAGGTGCTTATGTTGACTAACGAACCGTCATTCGCGTCTCTGCTAAAAAAACGTAGCCCATCTATGCACTACGGGCACGGCTGGATAATGGGTAGCGACGGCCAGCGCTGGCACCCTTGCAGCTCTCAGTCCGAATTGTTGAACGGCTTAACAGCAAAAAAAGTCTCTGCGGTTAAGCGGCTTTTAAATGCATTAATGGGGGCAAAATGAACGAAAGAATTTCAGCTCATGACACCCAGGCGAGCAAGCTTTTTAGCAATGCTGATTGTTCTACTGATCAACCGAAGACCATGACCGGCGAAGAGTGTTTCGCACGGTTTCATCAAAAACTTAAAGCAACAGAAAATAAGGCGCTGCGTAATTTCAATAAGCTTGATGAAGATTTTAAGTTTGTGGTTTTAACGCTTGCCAACCGAAATAATCCGGGCGCGTTTCGCTCTGATGAAGTCGGTAAGCCATATGAGTATTTTGATATGGATCGCCGCAAGCTGATTATTGCGTCAATGAATAAAATTTCCCGCTGGGGTGGGGTTTTGCCCCGGCATATTTCAATCCATGAATGCTTTTTAGCTAATTAAATAAACCCGTAATTAATGGCGTAAACCCGCCAGGATTCTTATTGCCCAAAATCAGGAGATTAAGAATGCACAAACAAACTTTAGAACCTAAAGAAAATACCGACCTGCTTCTTGAGGTTATCGGTATTGCAAAACGTGAAGAGCGCAAAGGTCGCGCGCTCGCTGTTTCTATCCGCCTTGAGGCGCTGGCAACCCATATCGCTAACAAAGATATGAGCGGTAAAGAAGCCGCTGAACTGCTGCGCCGCGAAGCCACTCGCTACGAAAACGAATCTCAGGAGCTGCACTAATGGCCGACGCAATGGATATCGCACAACAGCGCGAGCAGGCAGAACGCGAGCGCCTTATCAACAACGCGCGCAGCCATATCACTGCGCCTTCTCGTTTTACCTGCGAAGAATGTGAAGCACCAATCCCGGAGGAACGCCGCATTGCCATCCAGGGCGTTGCGCTATGCGTTACCTGTAAGGAAATCGCAGAGCTTAAAGGTAAACACTATAACGGAGGTGCTGTATGAGCATTATTAATACGACAATTAGTCAGCATGCCAAACGTTGGCTTAATGATGGGTACTTATTTATTGATACCGAAACTACTGGATTGGGTGACGATGCGGAAATCGTTGAAATCTGCATTATAGATAAAAATGGTTTTATTATGCTTAATACGCTAATTAAACCTACTAAGCCTATCCCTGATGAGGTTATCGCTATTCACGGCATTACCAATGAAATGGTTTCTCACGCTCCAACTTGGAAAGATGTTCACGGTGCAGTAGCCAATTTGTTCTTTAATTATGGCTTCGTTATTTATAATGCTGATTATGATACTCGCCTGATACGTCAAACAGCGGAATTAAATGGATTAGGGACTGACGGACTATCTTCATTTATAGACCACTCCCTGTGCGCCATGATGTTATATGCAGAATATCGTGGCGAGCCGGGGAGATATCACGGTTATAAATGGCATAAGTTAGTCGATGCAGCCGCGCATGAAGGGGTTGTGGTTGAAGGGCAGGCACACCGTGCTTTAGCAGATTGCAAAATGACATTAGGTGTCATTAAAGCTTTAGCGCAAGGCGGTGCAGCATGAGCCTCCGCATCGAAATCGGCGACAAATGGATTATTAACAGCGACCAGTATCAATTCATTTTGAGCGAGAAAAAGGTCGCAAAAAGCGGCCGTAAAGCTGGCGAGGAATGGCTCGATACTATCGGCTACTATCCGAAAATCGAACAGCTTATTTCCGGCCTGATTCATCATCATATCCAGCAGTCGGCCATTACCTCAATTGAGGATATGGCCGCAGAGATTAAGCGTATCGGAGAAATGTGCGCCTCCTCAATCAAGGCGGCAGCATGAGAAAAACACATCAACTAAAAATTCGGCCTGAGTTTTTTCAGGCTGTCATCAATGGAACGAAGAAAGCCGAGTTTCGTCTTGCTGACCGTGCTTTTGCTGCTGGGGATTTACTTTGCTTAAACGAGTATGGTCCCTGCGAAGATGACCCACAAAGGGTCGGTTTTACCGGCGCTTTTGTCTACGTGCTAGTGACTCATGTAACTGACCTTAACGAGTGGGCTCCAGGCTATGTGATGCTAAGCATGCAGCGTAGGCAAATGGGGGAGCTATGCGGGTAAGCGTTAACTATGCTTACCCGTGGAACGCTCCACGGTCGGCAATAGCCAGCCCATATCTTACCTATGACCAACAGTATCGCCGCGACCGTATGTTCGCGGCTTTACTGCATGCGAGAAAGGTGCTTTCTCTCCAGCCCGAGTGTGTGCGTTTTGACGTTTATCGCACCGCTACGGTGCTGGAGCAAAATCAGGGCAGTCAACGAGCCAATGCTTTTTTAATCAGCTTCTGCAAAAAGGCATTGCCCCGTCTTGAACTGGTCACCAAAAAATACGAGAGCGCGGGTATCAAAAGCAATGTATCAACCGCCGTTTTCGGTGGTCATTTTGACACCCGACTCATGCAATATCTGGCGTCACGTATGGTTAATCTGGTTGCCAGATATAACCGCCTCCCGGATATGTCGCGCGCCGATGTTGACCTGCTCGCCGGTGACATTGCTAATTTCATTCGTTCTGAGCTGGCAAATATTGATGATTCAGGCTTTGGAGAGCTCAAGACGCTATACACCTGGTACATGCACGCTGGTTTTATTTCTCTGCAATTCAATGTCACCCCTCCCCATTGGGAGCGCGTGGCAAATAAATATTTCAACAAAGATGATATCGCCCCCGCAGTAATCCGTATGTTTACTGAGTCATGGTGGCGTAATCGTCTGCGTCGTGTCGCGTCGTCATGGCGCGAGCATCTACAAATTGCAGTCGGCAACGTCAGCAAGAAAAAGCACGCCTACGCGAGTAAAAACTGCGTGACAGACTGGCGCGAGCAGAAGCGCCGCACGCGTGAGTTTCTCAAAGGTCTGGATCTCGAAGACGAAGACGGCAACCGCATCAGCCTGATTGAAAAATACGACGGCTCAGTCGCTAATCCAGCTATACGCCGCTGCGAGCTGATGACCCGCATCCGTGGGTTTGAAAATATCTGTAATGAGCTCGGTTATGTCGGGGAGTTTTACACCCTGACCGCACCGTCTAAATACCACGCCACCACCAAAGCGGGCTACCGTAACAGCAAATGGAACGGTGCCAGCCCGTCGGACACGCAGAGCTATCTCACCGGTCTTTGGGCGCGTATACGCGCCAAGCTACACCGGGAAGAAATCCGCATTTTCGGCATACGTGTTGCCGAGCCTCACCATGATGGAACGCCGCATTGGCACATGCTTATGTTCATGTTGCCGGAAGATGTCGAGCGCGTGCGCCTCATCATCCGTGATTATGCGTGGGAGGAAGACCGCCACGAACTGAGAAGCGATAAAGCCAAAAAAGCGCGCTTCCATGCCGAGGCAATCGACCCGGAAAAAGGTAGCGCAACCGGATATGTCGCTAAATACATTTCCAAAAACATCGACGGCTATGCTCTTGATGGTGAAACCGACGACGAAAGCGGCGAACTGTTGAAAGAGACCGCCCCCGCCGTTTCAGCATGGGCGGCGCGCTGGCACATTCGTCAATTTCAGTTTATCGGTGGCGCGCCGGTGACGGTCTACCGCGAACTACGCCGCCTTGCTGATACTGAGACAGCGCATGGTCTGAGTGTTGAGTTTGCAGCTGTGCATGATGCCGCCGACGCCGGTGATTGGGCTGGTTACGTTAATGCGCAAGGTGGCCCGTTTGTCCGTCGCGATGATTTGCAGGTGCGCACGCTGTATGAGCCTCGCGCCGAGTTTAACCAGTATGGTGAGGAAACTATCTGCATTCGTGGCGTGTACGATTCCGCCGTCGGCGCTGACACCCCGATTTTAACCCGGCTCACGCAGTGGAAGATTGTACCGAAGCGTGCAGTTGATTTGGCCGTTGACGTTAAGGGCGCCCCTGCGCCCTCTCGGAGTTCTGTCAATAACTGTACGGGGAGCGAAAGCGATCCTCCGGAGCTGGATTTATCCAAACCGTTGAGTCGAAGTGAAAGGCGGAAGCTAACGGCCAGACTCAGGGACAAAAAACGGGTCACCGGGCATGATTTTGTCCACGGAACGGATAAACAAAACGCAGCCATTGACAGAACCATAGACGAGATTCAGCTCACGACCGGCGAAACCATCAGCCGGGGTGAGGCCCTGCACCTGATGACCGGTGGCAGAAGTTGCATAAACGGCAAATGGTGCCGCGGTTCCGCAACCGGTGAAATTTTCCCGACAGCACCATCACACCAGGCGCAGGCTAGACAAATCCTAAATCGAGTCGCGGGGTTAGCAGAAAAGCAGAAGTAGAGATGAACTTTAATATTCATCGATTTCATTAACATACAGACTAATCGCGATTGATAATTTTCTTTTAATCCCTCAGCCATACGTGATGTCGCGGTAGGGATACCCGTTACCGGATACCCCCCGCACAGATCCCGGCGTGCGCGATTTACGCACCGGGCTCCTGCCTCGGGTGTCTGGCGGTGAACCGCTCCACAGGCCATGGATGAAGAACCCGAACCCTTGGTAGCCATGCGGCTGCCAGTTTGTTTGCTTTCGTCCAGGTCGTATCATCCTTCTGGCTCCTGCGCCTGAGCGCCCGGCGCCAGAGGTTTGTTACGTGTGTCCTGAACTTCTGCATGGTGGGGAAGTTGCCCGGTACCGAGTGATAGTTCAGGTATCCCTGAACCACTCTCCTGAGCCATTTTCCCTGTTCGGGGATTGAGTAATGCCAGCGCCTTCGCAGACCGTCTTTGATGGCTTTCAGAGTTGCCGTCATCCGATCCCGGCGGGTCTTTCGTATCAGCATGAACCTGCCGTTGCGATCTTTCCCGCTGATGTGCGTGAACCCGAGGAAGTTGAACGTTTCTGGTTTGCCTTTTCCCCTGATGGCACGGTTTTCGGCAGCGAAGCGGCCGAACTCCATCAGACGGGTTTTCTCCGGGTGAACCGTGAGTCCGAACTCCCTCAGTCTGCGCTGCATGGCTATACGGAAGCGCCGGGCATCGTATCGTTTGTCGAACCCGATGACGATGTCATCGGCGTATCTGACCATTACCACATTGCCTGTGGCATAGCGACGTCGCCACTGATGCGCCCACAGATCGAAGACGTAGTGGAGGTATATGTTTGCCAGCAGCGGTGAGATGACCGCACCCTGTGGGGTGCCTTCCTCCGTTGCTCGCCATTGACCCTCCTCCGACGTCCCGGCTGTGAGCCACTTACGTATGAGCCTGATTACCCTCCGGTCGCCGATCCGATGCTCTGTGAACCTGATCAGCCATTCGTGGCTCACCCTGTCGAAGAACTGACTGATGTCGGCATCCAGTACCCAGTTTACGTTAGTGCGTACCAGCCCTGTGGCCAGTGCGTCCAGTGCATCGTGCTGGCTTCGCCCGGGTCTGAACCCGTATGAGAACCCCATAAAGTCGTTTTCATAGACTGCGTTCAGGATTTTCACCAGCGCATACTGGACGATCTTGTCCTCCAGCGAGGCGATGCCGAGCGGGCGTTGTTTTCCATCCGCTTTTGGGATGTAGTGACGCCTGCCGGGCTGCGCCCTGTAGCTGCCCTGATGTAGCCTCCGGTGCAGATCTGTTATGTTGTTCTTCATGTTTCCGGCGTAGTCCATCCACCTGATGCCATCCACTCCGGCGGCCGCTTTCCTGCTCAGGGAGAGGAATGCGGCTTCCAGTGCTTCGACTGTCAGCAGGTGGAACAATGCTGTAAACCGTTCTTTCTTCCGCTGCTTCGCAGCTTCCCGCACGCGTGACAGCCTCTGTGACATGCTTTCCCGGCTCTGTGTCCGGCGCATGTGTGGCTGTTCCGCGTTCCCCTTGGCCCCGCTCCTTCGCTCCACTGACTCCGCTCCTTTCGGGTTGTTCGCCTGCTTCGCCGCTACTATGAGCGAGTCCGACTTCTCCTCTCCGTACATCACCGGCTATGACTCCTCGTCTTCCCGGTGCGGGCCATCTCCGACACTGGCAGATGGTCAGAGGGGAGATCTCCCGGTTCCCGCGTAGAGATCGTATTGACATGCCAGGGTCTCAGACCCCGCCGGGTCCATGTGGCACTCGCAGTATCGCACCCTATGATGTTGCCTTCCGTTAACAGTACAACGTCGGCACCCGGTAATTTAATATACATTTCGTGGCTCAATGGCTGGCCTGTCAACACCCCTGTCAACGCTTCGCCCCATACCTCGCGGTATGCAACGCATGACTCGGGGACCTTGTGGATTGCTGGTCCTTCAATGGTCGGGGACTTTCACCCCTTGATCTCTAACCGGTCTCCCGGCGCACACTGTATAAATATACAGTAATACTTGTGGGAGGGATTTCATGGTTGATGAATGTTTCAGCCAAAGGCAGAAAAAATGGGCTTGTGTGCAATTCATCGCCGAAGTGTCTCTGATTGCAAACTGCAAACCAGCAGACCTCAAGCTCGCCCTGTCTCTCATTGCTGACCTGGCAAATAGTGAAAATAAAGAACCAGAAAAAGAAGTTTTCTATAAGGCTGAATAGGTTATGAGAATAAACATCACGTTGGACAAAGAGCAAAAATTAGGCCAGCAGGTGGTCGATGCTTTACAGAATGAACTAACAAGCAAGGTGAGATGTGCTTTCCCATCCACGCGGGTTACGGTGAAAAAAGGGTCTGTAACGGGGGTTGAGGTTATCGGGTTCGACAACAAATCTGACCGAGAGGCATTAGATGGCATCATTCAGGAAGTATGGGAAGATGAGAGCTGGCGTTAACCTCTGAAAAGTATGCAACCCTCGACCCCATGTTTGATAGCATGGGGTTGTTTTTATGGGGATTACACAAAGGAAAATCATGGATACCGTAATAGCATTTTTATCTTTGGCACTCTTTATTGCTTTTATCGTGGGTTTAATCAAGCCGTCGCTGGTTCGGATGCCGAACCGTAAGCGAGCCAGTGCGGTTTACCTCGGTGCCAGTCTAGCGCTGAGTGTTGTTGGCTCAATTTTATGGCCGACTGAAAAGAGCCAGCCTGTTGCAAAAACTGATGCACTGGAGGTTAAAGCGAAACCGGCTACGCCAACGTTTGAGTATGCAGATAAAACCCTCAAAGAATATCGCAACGAGCCAAAACAAACCCGACACGATATCGTTAAAAACTATCTTGATTTCAAAAGTGTACCGACCAGCTCTACTGATGTTTTTTATGCTTGTATGAGTGAGTACACTTTTACTAAAGATGATGCATTAAAGCTTGGTGATGTGTTGGGGTGGTGTTTCAATGACTTCGAGAAAGAGCCGCAATCTCTAAATAATAAAATCAACCTTGACGCATTTCAGGGTAATTTTAGCGGTTGGGATGGCTCTTATCGTCCGTTAGAAAAACTAATAAAATCGAACATGAATGATGATTCATCTTACAAGCATGTTTCTACCGTCTATCATCTGATTTTGAACAAAGACCCGCATGCCATTGTAAAAACCACGTTTAGAGGTACAAACTCATATGGCGCAGTTGTAAAAGAGACTATTGCCGCTCGCGTCGATGTCAGAACGGGCGAGATTGAATCAATAATCGAAAATTAACCAAAACGTCGCCAGCTCTGAAAGTACCTTTCTGGGCTGGCGACGTTGAACAACGAGCTACGCGAGGCGTTAGTTAAGAATTTATGTTGTAGTAGTTTTAAGGAGGGTTTTGAATGTTGAGTATTATGGCTATAGATGTCAAAAAATATCTTGAGATGTTTGATATAAAGAGAACACCAAGTCATACAATTAGCTTAATGTTTGATAAAGCAATACATTATGATATGTATTCAGTTTATATTAAAGATGAAAATGGTGATGATTATCTTTTTGATAGATACGTTAACGGCGAAATAAAAGCAAGAAAATGGGATCAGGAAAATAGCATTTTTCAAATTGACTCTATTCTCATGCCTGAGCAGCTTAATCCAAATTCATTTTCAGGAATTTATTATTATCACGCACATGAATTAAAGTTTACTTCCTTAAATGATTTAAGTTTTTTTCGGGTTTTCAAATTCAAAAGAAATGCTGATTATGAAAACAAAAAGCTGAGTCGTGAAAAATTCCTGTATCGTCAGCGTAAGCAAGAGATTACTGATGCTATGACTGTTTTAACATCTGTTGTCAGGATTTATCGTGAGCAGCAGGGAGATAGACCATTCAGCGAGATACTTATAATGACTGACGTTGCAGGGAAATTATGGGTTTATCATGATAATCAGGCAAGACTTAGAAAAGAGCTTGGTCTATGCCTTGATTCGCTAGTAGAAAATGGCGACCTTTCAAAGACTCCAGAAGGGTATAAACCTACCGGAAAAGCAGTCAATACCCTTGCTAACTTCAATAAAACCGAGCAACGTTACAAAGAGAATATACGCAGCCAACAAATTATGATGTTGGCAACTTGTTTTGCAGCTGCCGGAGGTGTAGGAAGCATGGTTGCCGCTTTTCTTGGACTGATAAAATGACATGTAAATATGTCGTTAGATTGTATGTCTGAGGTGATAATAATCTCGAACACGAAGCGTGCATGCATTTAGTGCATCATTCTGCATGCGTGTTTATCATCCCTGCTATGACGATTATGCCAGAGCTGGCGCGGATCCAGAGTGGTCATGCACCTGCATTAATTCCGACTCACGAAGCGGGCAGGCGAGGCGGGGAAAGCACTGCGCGCCAGCGTACTTTTGCGCATTTATTTTCGCAGCCTGAGCGCGTCGCTGTGCCGCGCAGGTTCGCGAGGGTGTCGGTGGGTGGTGCGGGGGTGTTTGAGGGCGTGGCGGGCTTCTGAGGCGGTCAGGCGTGGGGGTAAGAAAAGCCGCCCGGAGGCGGCGGAAATCAGTCACTTTCGGTGTCGAGGGTGTAACTTTTGAACCGGATCACCTCCTGACCGGCCCAAGCGTTGACCTCGCGCATCCGGTCTTGTAGCGGGATGAGCTCGTTACGGACAAACACCTTTGCCACCTTCTCGATATCGCCGAGCGAACCGACGTTTTCCGGCTTGCCGCCCATCAGCTGGAACGGGATGCGGTGAGCGTCGAGCAGGTCGGCGGCGCTGACTTTTTTGATATTGAAGAAATCGTCTTTCGTTGCCACCTCACTGAGCGGCACAATTTTAATGCCGTCTGGTTTTCCGTGCGGTGCGTAGAAAAACAGATTTTTGAAGTTGCCGAGCCCCTTCGAACTGCGCATCGCATCGCGCAACGCCTCAACATCGGTACCGCTTTGCGCGGCGTCCGTCACATACATGATGTAACCCGCATGCGCCCCGTTCTGGTAATACTTGCGACGGAACAGCGTCGCCGCTTCATTCAGCCAGGCGGAGTTTAGCGCGCTGAGATATTCCGGCATGCCGTACAGCTCCTGGTTGATGTCTGGCTCCAGCAGGTGGAATACGGATCCCGGCGCGAACGGGTGCGGCTGGTCAAATGACGGCACCCACCAGTAGACATCATCTTCAATACCACGCCGCGTGTATTTAGCCGGTGACGCTTCCAGCTTCAGCGGGCGACCGGTGACACTCTTTCGGAGCTCTAAAAACGCGTTGCCAAACACCAGAAAATCAAGCGCGAAGCGGCTGAAGTCCTGTTGTGACAGTAGCGGGTGCGGAATAAACGTTGAGGCCAGAATGTTGCGCTTAACGTAAATTGGCGAGCTGTGATGAACGGCGGCGCGCAGGCTTTTCGCCAGCCCGTTAAAGCTGACCGGCGGTTCGAACCAGCGGCCATTATTGACGCATTCCACGTAATCCAGAATATCGCGGCGGTCGAGCACGGCGCTCGGTTCACCAAAGGTAAACGCCCCCATTTTTTGGGGCGCGCTGTCTTTCATGTTGCGCGGGCGCTTTTGTGGCTGTGGCTTGCGGCCTTTGTATTTACTCATCAGTTGAACTCCAGAATGGATGATGTTACCTGGCCGCTGCCAGCGGTAAGCGGTTCGTTTAACAGCGCGTGCATGGTCGCCCAGGCGACGTCCGCGTGACTGGCTTCCTCGGTGCGGCTTGCCTCATAGGTGGCGCTGCGCCCGCTGCTGGTCATGGTCTTACGGATTGCCATAAACGAGGTGGTGATGTCGGTGGCGCTGACGTCATATTCGAGACAGCCACGGCGGATAACGTCTTTTGCTTTCAGCACCATTGCGGTTTTCATTTCCGGCGTGTAGCGGATATCGCGGGCGGCGGGATAAAACGAGCGAACCAGCTGGAAAACGCCAATGCCGAGGCCGGTTGCATCGATACCGATATACTCGACCTTGTATTTTTCGGTGAGCTGACGAATGGATTCGGCCTGCGTCGCAAAGTCCATGCCTTTCCACTGGTGACGCTCCAGAATGCGGAACTTGCCCCCGGCGACAACCGGCGGCGCGAGCACCACGCACCCGGCGCTGTCGCCGCTGTGCGAGGGGTCGTAGCCAATCCACACCGGACGGGAGCCGAACGGGTTGTCGGCGAACGGCGCAAAGTCTTCCCACTCTTCCAGACTGTCGACCATGCAGCGTTGCAAATCCTCGAACGGGAACACCGACGCCTTGTCGTCAACGAACTCGCACATAAACAGATTGCGGAAGTCGTCGACGCTGTTTTCGCGCTGGAGTTGCTCCAGATTGAACAGCGTACATCCCCCGGCGAGCGCATCCTCAATGGTGACAATCTGCCTCCACTGACCGTCGGGACACGCCACGCCAGCGGCGAGCGCGTCATGACTGATATCGATGTCGACCCGCTCGCTGGCGCGGGCGCGTCCACGGTTGAACAATTCCCCCGACCAGAACGGGTAAGCGCCGTGCGCCAGGGTTGAAGGCGTCGAAAAGTAGGTGCTGCGCAGGTGGCTTTGTGATGCCATGCCCGACGACACTTTGCGTAGTTTCTGGAAGTTGGGGATCCAGAATATCTCATCGACATACAGGTCGCCGTTGTGGCTCTGCGCGGTGTTTGAGTTGGTGCCGAGAAAAATCAGCTTTGCGCCGTTGTTGCCGATGACAATCGGGTCGCCGGTCAGGTCGACATCGACCAGGCGGGCAAACTGAATGATGTACTCGCGGAATACATACGCCTGCGTCTTACTCGCTGACAGGAAAATCTGGTTATGGCCGGTTTTCAGCGCATGCAGCAGCGCCTCGCGGGAAAAGTAGAACGTCGCCCCAATCTGGCGCGATTTCAGAATGTCGCGAATACGGTGCTCAAGCCCGGCGCGGTGCCAGCGGAGCTGATACTCGAAAGACTCCGCGAAAAAAATCTCTTCCAGTTTCTCGATAGCCTCGTCGCTGAAAAAGTTCTTTGTCGGTTTTTTTCGGTCGCCTTTGTTGCGGTTGGCCACATTGGGATTAAGGTCAACCTCGTTTCCGGTCTGGCCATAGCGATTAATGCGCGCAAAGCGCTCCATCTGTCGGGCCAGAAAATCCGCCACCTTGAAATCGTGGGGTGTCAGGTTGGGCTTTGCGTAGAGCTGAATCAGCCGGGCCTCTAAGGTGCTTTCGACCCGGTTCAGCGGTGCGGTTTCCTCCCACTGGTCGCGCTGTTTCCAGCTCTGCACCGTCGGGCGTTTGGTCTGCAACATTTCGGCAATCTGCGGCACGGAAAACCCCTGCCAGTACAGTAAAGCCGCCTGGCGTCGCGGGTCGTTTAATAAAGTGGTGTCGGTGGTGATGGTCATGGATGCCTCGCCGTGGTTGATACAGGGCAAGGCTAAAGAAACGGGTGATGCGAATCGCTAAGGTGCTGTTGTGTGAGGGATAAGCCATCAGGGATTGATAGCGGGTGGGCGGCGACGTCGGGAAACTAACCCCGACCCGTTAACCCGATATCAGGACTCCTGACAATGGCAAAAAAAGTTTCAAAATGGTTTCGCATCGGCGTCGAAGGCGATACCTGTGACGGCCGCGTTATCAGCGCGACGGATATTCAGGAAATGGCAGAGACCTTTGACCCCCGCGTCTATGGTTGCCGCATTAACCTCGAACACCTGAAAGGCATTCTGCCGGATGGCCCGTTCAGTCGTTACGGCGATGTGGTCGAGCTGAAGTCTGAAAAGATTGACGACGATTCGGTACTGAAAGGCAAGCTGGCGCTGTTCGCCAAAATCACCCCGACCGATGACCTGATCGCAATGAATAAAAAATTGCAGAAGGTCTACACCTCAATGGAAATTCAGCCGAATTTCGCCAATAGCGGTAAATGCTACCTGGTTGGCCTGGCGGTGACCGATGACCCGGCCAGCCTCGGCACCGAATACCTCGAATTTTGCCGGGGTGCCAAATTTAACCCCCTCAACCGCTTCAAAGCCGAGCCGGGCAACCTGATTTCCGTCGCCACCCTCGCCGAGCTGGAGTTTGAAGACCAGGCGGAAAATGTCTTTACCGCCCTGAGCGACAAAGTGAAAGCGATCTTCAGCCGCAAACAGGCCAGCGATGACGCCCGTTTTCAGGATGTGCATGAGGCCGTGACGACCGTCAGTGAGCATGTGCAGGAAAACCTCACTGCTACTGAACAGCGTCTTGCCACGCTGGAAAATGCCTTTGCGACCCTGAAAAAGGACGTCACCACGAAGGCCGACCAGACCAGCCAGGCATTCAGCCAGTTAAAAACGTCGCTGGATAAAACCGAAAGCACCACGCAGCCACGCCGCAAGCTCTCCACCGGTGGCGGTGGCGATGAGCTGCTGACCGACTGCTAAACGGTCGTGAATTTATCGCCGGGCGACAGGCTTGTCCGGTCAGACAACCCGATTTAACCCAACAGGAAAGACTATGCGTCAGGAAACCCGTTTTAAATTCAATGCCTACCTGTCCCGCGTTGCCGAGCTGAACGGCATCGACCCGGACGACGTGAGTAAAAAATTCTCCGTCGAGCCGTCCGTCACGCAAACCATGATGAACACCGTGCAGATGTCCTCGGCCTTTTTGCAGAAAATTAATATCGTGCCGGTGGATGAGCTGAAGGGTGAAAAAATTGGCGTCGGCGTCAATGGCACCATCGCCAGCACCACGGACACCAACAGCGGCAAGGAGCGTAAAACCGCCGACTTTACCGCGCTGGAGTCCAACAAGTACGAGTGCGATCAGGTCAACTTTGACTTCCACTTTAAATATAAAAAGCTGGATTTGTGGGCGCGCTTCCAGGACTTCCAGCGCCGTATTCGCGATGCCATCATCCAGCGGCAGGCGCTAGATTTCATCATGGCCGGGTTCAACGGCGTTGAGCGCGCCGAAACCTCTGACCGCGCCACTCATCCGATGTTGCAGGACGTCGCCGTCGGCTGGCCGCAGAAATACCGCAATGAAGCGCCGACCCGTGTGATGAGCAAAATCGTCGACGAGGAAGGGAACGTGGTTTCCGCTGTTATCCGCGTGGGTAAAAACGGCGATTACGTTAACCTCGATGCGCTGGTCATGGATGCCACCGACAACCTGATTGACGAAATTTATCAGGAAGATTCGGAGCTCGTCGCGATTGTGGGTCGTAAGCTGCTGGCTGACAAATATTCCCGATCGTCAACAAAGACCAGCCCAACAGCGAAGCGCTCGCGGCTGACATCATCATCAGCCAGAAACGCATCGGCAACCTGCCCGCCGTCCGTGTGCCGTACTTCCCGGCGAACGCGATTATGGTGACGCGTCTCGATAACCTGTCCATCTATTTCATGGATGAAAGTCACCGCCGCTCCATCATCGAAAACCCGAAACTCGACCAGGTGGAAAACTACGAATCGATGAACATCGATTACGTGGTCGAAACCTACGCCGCCGGGTGCTTCATTGAAAATATCAAGCTGGGCGATTTCTCTGCCGCGCAACCGGAGGGCTAACCGATGACGAGCCCCGCACAGCGTCACATGATGCGGGTCTCGGCCATTGAAACCGCGCAGCGGGAAAACAACCCGCTGCGACATGCCACTGCCTACGAGCAGATGCTGGTTAAGCTGGCCGCAGACCAACGCACGTTAAAAGCCATCTTTGGTAAAGAGCTGAAAGCCACGAAAAAGCGCGAGCTGCTGCCGTTCTATCTGCCGTGGGTCAGTGGCGTGCTGGAACAGGGAAAAGGTGCGCAGGATGACATCGTGATGACCGTCATGCTGTGGCGTCTCGATGTCGGCGATATCGGCGGCGCGATGGATATTGCCCGCTACGCGTTTAAGTACGGTCTGACCATGCCAGGCAAACACCGCCGCCCGCCGCAGTACATGTTTACCGAAGAGGTGGCGCTCGCCGCCATGCGCGCCCATGCCGCCGGTGAACCGGTCGTCATCAGCCAGCTGCTCGACACGCTGGCGCTGACCGCCGCCGCCGATATGCCTGATGAAGTGCGCGCAAAACTGCACAAAATCACCGGCCAGGTGTTACGGGACAACAAACAGCCCGCCGACGCGCTGGCCCACCTCAAGCGAGCGATGCAGCTCGATTGTCAGGCAGGCGTTAAAAAAGACATTGAACGGCTTGAGCGTGAGCTGAAGCCCAAACCGGCAACGGTCGTTAAAGCCCCGGTAAGAGCGCCGCGCGCCGTGAAAACCACGGCACCGGCTAAACGTGGCCGCCCGAAAAAGACCGTCGGTTAACAGAATGCGCCCCGCGCCAGGGCGGCACGTTGGTCGATGAGGGTGTTTTACCTGACCTGAGACCGGCGTCCACCGCCCACCTATTCAGAGGTAGTCATGACGACGCTGATTATTAAAAAGAACGATGAGCCGCAGCCGGGTGGCGTGGTGGTCATCCCGCCGCCTGCCAGCGATGAGCCGGTGATACAAAATACGTTTTTCTTTCCTGACATCGACCCGAAACGCGTGCGTGAAGGGATGCGCCTTGAGCAGACCGTCGCCCCGGCCCGGCTGCGTGAGGCCATCAAAACCGGCATCGCCGAAACCAATGCCGAGCTGTTTTTGTGGCGGGAACAGCAGATTGCCGGAGGGTTTAGCAAGCTGGCCGACGTGCCGGCTGACGATCTCGACGGCGAGAGCGTGCGCGTTTTCTATTACCTGCGCGCCGTCACCTCAATGGCAACCGCCACGCTCTACGAGCGTTATCGCGGTGTGGATGCCAGCGCCAAAGGTGACAAGAAAGCCGACAGCATCGATACCACTGTCGACGAGCTGTGGCGGGACATGCGCTGGGCCGTATCACGCGTCCAGGACAAACCCCGCTGCATCGTGAGCCAAATCTGATGCAGGCCATCGCGCAACAGGGCGACACGCTCGACATGATTTGCGCCCGGTATTACGGGCGCACTGAGGGGGTATTCGAGTCGGTGCTCGCCGCAAATCAGGGGCTGGCCGAGCTCGGCGCAGTGCTGCCACATGGCACGGTGGTCGAACTGCCCGACGTCCAGTCATCCCCCGTAACTGAAACAATTAATCTTTGGGAGTAAACACATGACGGAAGGTGAAAAAAGCGTCCTGTCACTCTTTGTGATCGGCGTGCTGATTGTCGTCGGAAAAGTGCTGGCCGGTGGTGAACCCATCACTGCCCGGCTTTTTATTGGTCGCATGCTGCTGGGCGGTTTTGTCTCGATGGTGGCCGGGGTGGCGCTGGTGCAGTTTCCCGACCTGCCGCCCGCCGCCGTGTGCGGATTTGGCTCCATGCTGGGTATCGCCGGTTATCAGGCGGTGGAAATTGCGATTCAGCGCAGGATTAAAAAAGGGGAAAGCGATGGCGGTCATTAAGACACACCCCAACGTCGCGGCATTCCTCGACATGCTGGCGTTTTCGGAAGGGACAGCAACGCATCCGCTGACCAGAAACAACGGGTACGACGTTATCGTCACGGGTATCGATGGCAAGCCGGAGATTTTTACCGATTATCGCGATCACCCGTTCGCCGGTGGACGCCCGGCGAAGGTCTTCAATCGTCGCGGGGAAAAATCTACGGCATCCGGGCGTTACCAGCAGCTTTATCTGTTCTGGCCGCATTATCAGAAACAGCTCGCTTTGCCGGATTTCAGCCCGGTATCACAGGACAGGCTCGCCATTCAGCTTATTCGGGAGCGTGGCGCGCTGGAAGATTTGCAGCAAGGGCGCATCGAGCGCGCGATTTCCCGCTGTCGCAATATCTGGGCTTCATTGCCGGGTGCCGGATACGGTCAGCGTGAGCACAGCCTCGACAAGCTGGTCGCAGTGTGGCGCAAGGCCGGAGGGGGAACTGCATGAAGATAGTGATTCTCCTGCTGGCGCTGGCCTGTGCGGGGCTGCTGTGGATGCGACACGATAACAGCAATTTACGCGCCTCATTTGAACGTGCGAACCGGGTCGCCGGTACGCAGAAAACCACGATCACCATGCTGAAAAATCAGCTCAACGTTGCCGCAGAGCAGTCGCAACGTAAAGAGCTGGCGCAGGTCGCCATGAGGGACAAGCTTGCAGCGGCTAACCTGCTGGCTTTCCGGCGTGAACAAACCATCACGAGGTTACTCAATGAAAATGACGCGTTTCGCCGCTGGTATCGCGCTGATTTACCTGATGCTGTGCGCCGGTTGCACCAGCGCGCCGCCTGTGCCAATGCCGCCGCCGGTGATTGTTTACAACGCCTGCCCGAAGGTCAGCCCCTGCCCGATGCCGGGAAGCGACCCGGTAACTAATGGCGACCTGAGTGCGGATATACGCCAGCTCGAAAACGCCCTGAAAAGCTGCGCAATCCAGGTCGATACGGTTAAACAATGTCAGGATGAAATCGATGCAAAAGCCCAACAGTCTGCGAAAAGCCTTAACTGATGCGGTGCCGGTACTGCGTACCAACCCCGATATGCTTCACCTTCGCCTGGACGATGGCAACAATACGGCGACGCTGGCGCGCTCCTTGTCGTTTGAAAAGCGGTACACGCTTAACATCGTGGTCACGGATTTTACCGACGATATTGACCTGCTGTTTGTGCCGATTATGGCCTGGTTGCGCGTCAATCAGCCGGACATCATGACAACCGACGAGGGGCGAAAAAAAGGATTTGCCTGGTACGCTGACATTAATAACGACAGCAGCCTCGATGTCAGCATCAGCCTGTTGCTGACCGAGCGCACGCTGGTCAAAGAGGCCGACGGCGCAATGTACGTTGAGAACATCCCGGAGCCGCCACCGCCGGAGCCGGTGACGCGCCCTGTCGAGATGTGGAGTAATGGCGAACTGGTGAGTAAATGGGATGAATGACTTCAAACCTTTTGAGGACAAGCTAGCCGGATTGATAGCGGCCCTTTCCCCCGCCGGGCGCCGTCGGATGACCGCGGATATTGCGAAGAAACTGCGCCAACGGCAACAACAGCGCATTAAATCGCAAAAAGCACCGGACGGTTCGCCATTTTCCCCGCGTAAGCGCCCACCCGTCAGGGCAAAGCAAGGCCGGATTAAGCGTGAGATGTTCGCGAAACTGCGTACCAACCGCTATATGAAAGCGAGCGGCGGCGATAGCGCGGCGGTGGTGGAATTTACCGGGAAAGTGCAGCGCATCGCCCGCGTGCATCAGCTCGGGCTCAAGGATAAACCATCACCAAAAAGCGCCGACGTTGAATATCCACAACGTCAGCTCCTGGGCTTTACCGAAGACGACCGGCAACTTGTGGAAAGCGTCATTATCGACTACCTCGCCGATTAACGTTGTGCCAGCCAGGGCAAAACGCCCGCAGATTGCCGCCGGAACACCCCGGCGGCATCCTTTCCCCTATGAATACTCTCGCATCTATCCAGGAACTCGCCCGCGCGATACGCAACATGATCCGCACCGGCATCGTCGTCGAAACTGACCTCGACGCCGGGCGCTGTCGCGTACAGACCGGCGGCATTTATACCGACTGGCTACAGTGGCTGACGCACCGGGCCGGGCGCTCGCGCACCTGGTGGGCTCCCTCTGTTGGTGAGCAGGTGATGATTCTGGCCGTGGGCGGCGAACTCGATACCGCTTTTGTGCTGCCGGGTATTTATTCCGACGACAACCCCGCGCCGTCGGCCTCTGCTGATGCCTGGCACGTTGAATTTCCCGACGGTGCCGTTATGAGTTATGAGCCGGAAACCGGCGCGCTGACCGTCACCGGCATTAAAAACGCCGATGTGACCGCATCCGATTCGGTTGCCGTCAGCGTGCCGGTGGTGCTGGTAAAAGCCGAGACCCGCGTCACCCTCGATACACCGGAGGTGGTCTGCACCAACAAGCTGACGACCGGCACGCTGGAGGTGAAGCAAGGCGGCAAGATGTCAGGTGATATCGAGCACAGCGGCGGCGCTTTCACTTCCAACGGTGTGCAGGTGGATAAACACGGCCACGGCGGCATCAGGCGCGGCGATGAATGGACGGAGGGCACCCAATGACGGCGCGTTATCTCGGCATGAACCGCACGACCGGTGAAAGCATTTCAGACGTTGACCATATCAGTCAGAGCATCGGGGATATTCTGCGCACGCCCGTCGGCTCCCGCGTCATGCGTCGTGAATACGGCTCGCTGTTGTCGCAGATGATTGACCAGCCTCAGACCCCGGCGCTTGAGCTGCAAATTATGGCGGCGTGCTACATGGCGATCCTGAAGTGGGAACCCCGCGTCAGGCTGACAAGCATCACCACAGCGCGGCAGTTTAACGGGCAAATGGTCGTCGACGTGACCGGCCAAATCACCGATACCGGCGAGAGCCTTTCCTTAACCATTCCTGTGAGTTGAATCTATGGCAGTTATCGACCTGAGCCAGCTCCCCGCGCCTGATGTGGTGGAAACGCTGGATTTTGAAGCCATCCTCGCCGAGCGCAAAGCGACGCTGATTTCACTGTACCCGGAAGATGAGCAGGAAGCGGTCGCAAGGACATTGACGCTGGAGTCAGAGCCACTGGTGAAATATCTCGAAGAGAATGCCTATCGCGAGGTGATTTTACGCCAGCGCATTAACGAGGCGGCGAAAGCCGGGATGGTGGCCTATGCCATCAAGAACGACCTCGACCAGCTCGCGGCAAATAATAACGTTGAGCGCCTGGTCATTACCCCCGGAGACGATACCCAAATCCCGCCAGTGGATGCGGTATTGGAATCCGACAGTGATTTACGACAGCGCATCCCGGCGGCATTTGAGGGCATGAGTGTTGCCGGGCCGACCGGTGCCTATGAATTTCACGCCCTGAGTGCCGACGGACGTGTCGCGGATGCCTCGGCGAACAGCCCTGCCCCGGCTGAGGTGACTATCGCCGTGCTGTCGCGGGAAGGTGACGGCACGGCATCGGATGATTTATTGCTGGCCGTCAGTACCGCGCTGAATGATGAGAGCGTGCGCCCGGTTGCTGACCGCCTGACAGTCGTCTCGGCCGAGATTATCAGTTATGCGGTCGATGCGGTGTTGTACGTGTACCCCGGCCCGGCGACGGAGCCCATTCTTGCCGCCGCGAAAGCGCAGTTAACTGCCTACATCACTGAGCAGCGCCGCCTCGGTCGGGATATTCGACTATCTGCCATCTATGCCGCACTGCATGTGCAGGGTGTCCAGCGCGTCGAACTGCGCGAGCCGCTGGCCGACGTCGTGCTCGATAAAACCCAGGCCGCGTACTGCACCGAAACCAGTGTCGTGATCGGGGGCTCCGATGAGTAACTCGCTGATGGCGACCGGGTCGTCGGTGCTGGAACAACGAGCCGCCGAAGCGTGCGCCGTCATCAGCGATTTATCTGTGCCGCTGCGTGATTTGTGGAACCCCTGGCGATGCCCCGTAAAATTTCTGCCGTATCTGGCGTGGGCGTTTTCTGTCGACCGCTGGGAAGAAACCTGGTCGGAAACAGTGAAACGCCAGGCGGTCAGTGATGCTTTCTGGATCCACCAACGCAAAGGCACCGTTGCCGCCGTTCGCCGGGTGATTGAAACGCTGGGTTACAGCATGACGCTCCAGGAATGGTGGGAAGTAGCCGACCCCGCAGGAACATTCCGCCTTGAGATTGACCTCAACGATATCGGCATCACTGAGTCGATGATTAAAGAGCTGGAAAGAATTATCGGTGATACGAAGCCGGTCAGCCGTCATATTTCGAGACTGACACTAGTCCAGCGTTCAACCGGTATCGCCAGTATCGGTGCCGCCGTTTCTGACGGGGAAATTATCACGGTTTATCCGGCTGGTTACAGGCCTGATGACAGCATTCACTATGACGGACAGAGCCGTCACGACAGTAATTATTACTACACCGGATAGCACTATGACAAAAATCGACGAAAAAGCAGTATGGCCCTCTGAGATTTATCAAATCCGCCGGGGTGACACAGTATCCGGTGGAAAAGACGGCGTCGCCAACATTCAGGCAGGTCAACTGGCAGACAGAACGGCATACCTGAAAAAATCCCTGGAATCCTTCAGCGTAATGATCCAGTCGGGTGATGCCCCTTATACAGATGAAAGCGCTGCACAGGCTGCGATTAATGCGGGAAAAATCGCAGAGGGGGCTTTGTTCTCCGTTCGCTCCACCGACCCGATGATATGGGTTGCCGAATATAAAAATCAGGGTGGTACCCCGGTTGCCACCGGGAAGGTTATCGCGGACAGCCGCGCTATCGCCATCAGTGTTTTCCCGTCAGAGGCCGACCCTGACGGAACGGCGCAGGGCATCGCCGCCACGCTCCCCGCACAGCTGTTCCGCGTCATTTTCATTGATGATGAGAAAGAAGTGATTTACCGCAATGAGAGCGGTTCCCCCGCTTACCTGTATGAGGTGGCGGGTGCGAAGGTGCTCAATGAAATCCGGCTCGCGATGGCCGATGACTTTCAGGCGGTCACTGCCAGGCAGGGGATGAGTCGCGCTACCGATATGCCCGCCCGCCGGACGATTGCCGCAGATTTTACGCAGTATCTTGATACCTGGTCTGCGGGGGGGGCTGAGTCGCCTGAACAGCAGCGCCACCTTTGCCAGTCGCGTCCTGCTGTCGCTGACCACCTTCTCAACGAACTTTGCAACCGGACCCTGCCGCCTGCGCATCACCGGCGCAGGAAGGGTGCTGTTTGATAAAGGCTTCCTGAGTGGTGAATCACTCCGGGACGGGCTGCTCACCACGCCATATTTTGACGTGTCCATGCGTGCAGCCACGCTGACGAAAGTCACCGGTAATAACACAAAGAAAACATGGGTGCTTGAGGGGGCGATTAAACTGCCGAAGCCGTTTTCACCTGCCGAAGGGCGCGTGTTATATGACCGGGAGGGGCGTATTCCTGTTGGTATTGCCTCTGCGGCGTATACCTACACCGATGACACCTTAACCTTTGATGCCGCCGCAGGACTGCTGCGCGTGGCGGTGGCGCAGGATAAAATGACCGCCGCCGGTTTTGAGAATACCGAGTCCGGGGCGCAGGCTTATTTCTGGAAAACCTACGGCGACCTCATCCTCAGTCAGAAATCCACCGAGACGCAGATACTGCCGGAATACACCCTCTTTTTTTCTGAAGCGGGTGAGGTTTCTGTCATCACTGACCAGAACTGTACTGCAACCGTCAAGGTCACTAAAAAACTGGCACTGGATACCGGCGCGATGCTGGCGCGGGCAGCATCAACCGATTTACGGGTGCAGACTGACCGCTACGCCGTAGACAAATTCCGGGAAATTAACGCTGCACTTCAGGACCATAAATATCACCTGGGGGCTGTCGGAAATTATGGTTCAGCCGTTGCCTACAGCGCCACATTCAGCGGTGACAGTATTTTCGTCCTGGACAAACTGTCGCTGGCAGCGAATGTACGTCGTGCCGTCATGAGCCTGACCGATAGCGCCGGGGCTGCGTCGGTATTTACCCTGCTTGAAAGCGAGTCCGTGACGGGCCGCGTATTGTCATCGCCCTATGTGGATTTTGTCCTGCAACCCGTCGGGATTTATGCCCTGTCCATCAATACCGATACCGGGCGGACGACATTCAAAATCCCCGTAACCCTGCCGGGGGCACTGCCTGCGGATCCGACCCGCATCATCCGTGACAGAACGGATTATTTCGGGGCGTACACCCCGTCAACGCTGTTCAGCGGTTCCACGCGGGGCATCACCTATGAAGCCTCGACAGGTAGCCTGATTGTTGCCCTGATGAATACCGATATCACCACGGCAGGGTATCCGCTGACCAGTGCCGGGGTGATTCAGTATGCGGTGGAGAAACTCAGTGGCTATGTCTTCAGTCAGCTGACGGCGAACGCCGTCACCCGCCCATTCAGCAACCTGTTCCGGGCAAGCGCCGGGGCGGTTTCCCTGACTACCGATACCGCTGTCACCCTGACCGGTAATTTTTACGGAGCGAAAATGTCGTCTGATAACTCATCCACGTACCAGCGCTATGAGTCCACTGTTAAAAATAACAGCGGAACCGCCACCGGCCTGCGTCCGGTAAAACTGAAATGCAAATTCAAGGCAGGCGAAGTCCCGAACGATAAATGCATCGTGGTGACAGATACCACCGGGAAGGTTTACCCCTGCCAGTGGGCGGGAGAGCGGGATTTTAACCCCCGTCGCGGGCGTACCCTGAGTTACTGGGGCGATGATTCCCTGCGCAGTGGCGAGCTGCTTATCATGGATAACCTTGCTGCCGGGGAAGTCAAAAAGTACATCATTAAAGCGTTCCCGACAGAGCAATTTGCATCATCGGTAAATCACACCGTCCAGGAAACGAGCACGAGTTTTCTGGTCACTGCGGATGATGGCACGCAGGTGCGATTTGACAGCGTGGTTGGGTGGCTTCCCTACAAGCTGACCCGTGATGCCATGACCTACACCGCCATTTGCCAGCAGTTGTTGATCCGGCTCTCTGGCGGGGCATGGTCTATTTTTGCCGCAACATACCAGGATGCTAAATACGCGGTCATCAGCGACGGGCCGGTGTTTACGGAGATTGAGACGACGTTCACCAATGGTGTGGCCGGGGATAATCAGGAAATAGCGGCAGGTTTGCTGAAATTCACCTACCGGACAAAAATATTCCGTAACGGCTACATCCAGATTGATGCGGCGGTCCGGCTGGCTACCGATATGCCTGCTAATGTGCTTTTCGGCTGTATGACCCGCATCCAGATGAATTCGACGGCGGTAAAAACCATCCGCAACGAATATAACGCTATCTGGACAGATAATGCCATGCCGCGCTCTGTTTCCATTCGTGTGGCCGGAGGCGACGTTATCCGGGATGAAGCTGAGGCCGCTACGCTGGGGAATCGACCGCCGGTTGCAGGACTGACGGCGAATGCCAGTTACGTGCGCTTTGATGGCGGGTGGCAGGCCGGGGCGACCTACGGCGCAGCAAAGACCACCCTGGGCGCCCCGAAAAACTGGACCTGGACGGTGGGTTTCAGCATCAACCTGAATGAACCGGTCACGGATAACGTCTCCCTGTCTGATGTTGAAATGAATCCGGTGGTCGGGTTTGCGTCACAGTCGTCAGTATACCCCCGTGTTCGTCAGGCGGCGCTGATGTCCCGTCTGGGGAACGTCATCAGCGGGCTGGCCTCATGGAATAAACGTGATGCCAGTGCGACGGATAATGCGAACGGCGCATTCAATACCGTCGCAGGGGATATCGTCCAGCTGCTGCACCTGCGGGCCGGGACGTTTGCAGGCGTTTATGCGAAGTTTCAGGCCTGGGCGCTGTCACGCTATGGCGGGGCAGGCATCGCGAGCATTCACCTTGGCGCGCCGGAGGCTTACCAGTCCCTCCAGTTTGCCTCCCGCCTCGTACTGCCGCAGCTATGGTGGTTGTATCAACTGGCAGTGATGGAAGGTGATGCGGCAAAACAGGCTGAGCTGAAGACCGCCATCGACCGGGTGGCATCGGACTGTTACGCGGCATTTGGCGGGGTGGGTAAAGCTAACAGCAACTTCTATGCGGCGGCGTTCCGCGCCTGGGCGATGGCGGTAGCCACCGGTACCGACCCGACAGGGAACTATACGGCGGCTATGGATATGGTTGACGGCCAGTTCTCCAGCCCTGCATATTTCGCCGGGGTGAAAAACATCATCACCGATAACGTCGTTGAGAACGTGCCAAAGCGTATGTATCTGCACTATCAGATGTATGCATGGAATAACTATCTGGTCGGGTGCCGCATTGCCGGTCGCACTCCTGTGCTGGATATGACGACCTTTGCCCTGAACGCAATTTCCGGTTATGGCGGGCTGCGGGAGATTGACTACTGCACCGCAGAATCCCGGCGCGGGGTACCGTCAACAGTGGCCTTTATGCTGTATCCGCTCCTTCATGCCGGGGACAACTCCTGTCTGGAAGCGGCAGAGCGCATGATGGACGCATTCGACGAATACGCGGGAGCCAACACCAACGGTCAGATTAAACTCTGGGATTTGGATTATTACTCTGTCGTGTCTACCAACTTCTCCGATTATACATTTGCCTGCAACATTATGGCTGATGCGTGGTTGCAGTGGTGGACTGAAGGTAACAACTGAGGGGGGGGGAGTAACGTGCAACCTTATTACACACTTCTGACCCCCGCAGGTGAGCAGAAATTTGCTGCATCGGCGATTACCGGTGAGCCGGTGGGGTTTGCGTTTATGGCTGTCGGCGACGGCGGCGGGGTCACACCTGTACTGTCGGCCAGTCAGCAAAGCCTGGTCAATGAGGTTTATCGCGGCTCGCTGAACCGGGTGGTGATTGCTGACGGTGAAAATAATGTCATTCGTACCGAGATGATCATTTTGCCGCAGTCCGGCGGGTTCTGGATAAGGGAAGCGGCACTGTATGACGAGGAAGGCATATGCCTGGCTGTCGCTACCGTCCCGCCATCTTATAAACCGCTGCTTGCTGAGGGGGCGGGACGGCTTCACGCGGTCAACCTGTGGATAGCCGTCAGCAACACGGCCGATGTGACGCTGAAAACTGACCCGTCCGTTATTCTGGCGACGATTGAGGAAGTTAACCAGGCAAAAAACGAGGCAAAAGATTATGCCGATGAAGTGGCTGGCTCACTGAATACCGACATTCAGCAGGTGATTGCTGATGCGATAACGGCGGCAAAACGTGATTTCTGGGAAGATGATAACCCGGTGGGCTCCACCCGCTTTTTTAACCAGAACCTCAATCCCAATGAGCGCTGGCCGTGGTCGAAATGGGTGTACACCGGCGAAAACAAAACGATCCGCGTCGGCAAGGCTGACGGTTCGGACGTTGCCACGACAGGCGGCAGCGATACCGTGACCATTGAGCGCGCCAATCTGCCCGCCGTGCAGATTGATGTCACCGGGGAAACCAGCGAGCAGCCAGAGCAGAACCTAACGACCACGCGCGGCGGTGTTCACAATCATGGTGGGGTAGCCGGTAAAGATGACCCCTGGGAAATCGGCGGTGATGTGCGGCAGCTCTTTAACCCGAAAGAGCTGGGTGTGACCGATAACGCCGGAGAGCACGACCACGAAGTCACGGTGCCGGCGCACAAACACAATACCAGCGGCAAAACAGCCAACCTTGGCGAGGGCAAATCGTTCAGCGTGGTTGAAGCACACACCCTGCTGATGTGCTGGAGCCGCGTTGCCTGACCCTGTGACGGTCATTCCTGTTGTACTATCCCTGTTACAGCGGGGATGACTCGTCACCCCTTCCCCCACGATTGAAAATAATGCTCACCCTTAACCACGGAGTTAAACGGATGAGCGATTTTCATCACGGCGTCCAGGTTGTCGAGATTAACGACGGCACCCGCGTCATTTCCACCGTATCAACGGCTATTATCGGCATGGTCTGCACGGCCAGCGATGCCGATGCTGCCACCTTCCCACTCAATAAGCCCGTACTGATTACCAGCGTGCAAAGCGCCATCGCCAAAGCGGGTACAAAAGGCACCCTGGCCGCATCCCTCCAGGCGATCGCCGACCAGTCGAAGCCGGTCATTGTCGTTGTGCGCGTAGCCGAAGGTACCGGCGACGATGCCGAAGCGCAGACTATCTCTAATATCATCGGCGGCACCGACGAAAACGGCAATTACACCGGGCTGAAAGCACTGCTCACGGCGGAGGCCGTCACCGGCGTTAAACCGCGCATCCTCGGTGTGCCGGGCCTCGATTCCCTCGAAGTGGCAACCGCGCTCGCGCCGATTTGTCAGAAGCTCCGCGCCTTTGGTTATATCAGCGCCTGGGATTGCCAGAACATTTCCGAGGCGATGCTCTATCGCGAGAATTTCAGCCAGCGTGAGCTGATGGTTATCTGGCCGGATTTTCTGGCATGGGATACCACGGCGAACGCGACCGAAACCGCATGGGCGACCGCCCGCGCCCTGGGCCTGCGCGCCAAAATCGACCAGGACACCGGATGGCATAAAACTCTGTCAAACGTTGGTGTGAATGGCGTCACCGGCATCAGCGCGTCGGTCTTCTGGGATTTGCAGGAATCCGGCACCGATGCCGACCTGCTTAACGAGGCTGGCGTCACCACGCTCATTCGTAAAGACGGTTTCCGCTTTTGGGGCAACCGCTGCTGCTCCGATGACCCGCTGTTCCTGTTCGAGAACTACACCCGCACCGCGCAGGTTATCGCCGACACAATGGCCGCTGGTCACATGTGGGCGGTCGATAAGCCCATCACCGCCACCCTGATTCGGGACATCGTTGCGGGTATCAATGCGAAATTCCGCGAGATGAAAACGGCGGGCTATATCGTCGATGCGACCTGCTGGTTTGATGAATCGGCCAACGACGCGGCGACCCTCAAAGCCGGGAAACTGTATATCGATTATGACTATACGCCGGTTCCCCCTCTCGAAAACCTGACGCTACGCCAGCGCATTACCGATAAATACCTGGCGAATCTGGTGTCATCGGTTAACAGCAATTAAGGAGCCCTGACCAATGGCAATGCCGCGCAAGCTCAAATACCTGAACACGTTTCTGGATGGCGTCAGCTATCTCGGCGTTATCGAGTCCGTCACCCTGCCAAAGCTGACCCGTAAGCTGGAAAACTACCGGGGCGGAGGGATGTCAGGCTCGGCCCCTGTCGATTTCGGCCTCGACGATGACGCGCTGGCGATGGAGATTTCCCTCGGCGGCTTCCCTGATGATGCGATCTGGTCACTTTACGGTGCCGTCGGTACCGGGACGCTACTGCGCTATGCAGGCTCTTACCAGCGGGACGATACCGGCGAAACCGTGGCGGTGGAAGTTGAGACCCGTTTCAAGGTGAAGGAAGTCGATAACGGCGAGAGCAAACAGGGAGAGGATACCAGCAGCAAGTTATCGCTGGTCTGCACGTACTACAAGCTGACCATGAACGGTAAAGAGCTGGTCGAAATCGACGTCCTCAACATGATTGAGAAGGTGAACGGCGTCGACCGACTCGACCAGCACCGCCGCAATATCGGCCTGTAATTTTTCCCCGGCCAGCATGCATGGCCGGTTAACCCCGAATCCGTAAACAGCGAGAAAATCATGAGCAAAGAAAACATCGTCACCCTGGAAAACCCCATCAAACGCGGCGAGCAGGTCATCGAAAAAATCACCCTGATGAAGCCCAACGCCGGAACCCTGCGCGGTGTCAGCCTGGCCGACGTTGCGCGCTCTGAAGTGGATGCCCTGATTAAAGTGTTGCCGCGTATGACCAGCCCATCACTCACCGAGTCGGATGTCGTCATGATGGATTTACCCGATTTGATGGCGCTGGCAACAAAGGTGATCGGTTTTTTGTCGCCGAATTTGGCGGATTAAATTTCCCGAAAGACCTGTCGGTCGATGACCTGATGGCGGATATCGCGGTGATTTTTCACTGGCCGCCATCAGAGTTATATCCCATGAGCCTGACCGAGCTTACCACCTGGCGCGAAAAGGCGCTACAGCGAAGCGGAAACACGAATGAGTAACGACGTTAAATTGCAGGTATTACTCAAGGCTGTTGACCAGGCGACCCGTCCGTTTAAATCCATCCAGACAGCGAGCAAAACGCTGTCTGGTGATATCCGGGACACTCAAAAATCGCTGCGTGAACTGAATGGCCAGGCATCCCGAATTGACGGGTTTCGCAAGGCCAGCGCGCAACTTGCCGTTACCGGTCAGGAGCTGAAGAAAGCTAAACAGGAAGCCGCCGCACTGGCGATCCAGTTTAGAAATACTGAACAGCCGACGCGCGCGCAGGCGCAGGCAATGGATGCCGCACGTAAAAGCGCCGCAGCGCTCCAGCTCAAACACAACAGCTTGCGGCAGGCTGTACAACGCCAGAGGCAGGAACTCAGCCAGGCGGGAATCAATACCCGCAGCCTGGCGGCAGACGAGCGCCGGTTAAAAACCAGCATCAGCGAAACGACGGCGCAGCTCAATCGTCAGCGTGAAGCGCTGGCGCGGGTCAGCGCGCAACAGGCAAAGCTCAACGCGGTTAAGCAGCGATATCAGGCCGGTAAGGAGCTGGCCGGAAATGCGGCTGCAATGGGGGCCGCCGGTGTCGGTATGGCGACGACCGGCTCGCTGGCCGGTGTTGCGCTGATGAAACCGGGTTATGATTTTACGCAGAAAAATTCCGAGTTACAGGCTGTACTCGGCGTGGCGAAAGACTCCGCAGAAATGACGGCTTTGCGAAAGCAGGCCCGACTGCTGGGTGACAATACAGCCGCCTCTGCCGATGATGCGGCCGGTGCTCAGATTATCATTGCAAAAGCAGGCGGAGACGCGGCGGCGATTCAGGCGGCGACGCCCGTCACACTTAATATGGCGCTTGCTAACCGTCGAACAATGGAAGAGAACGCCGGTTTGCTGATGGGGATGAAATCAGCTTTCCAGCTCACTAACGATCAGGTCTCTCACATCGGTGATGTCCTGTCGATGACAATGAATAAAACCGCCGCAGATTTTGACGGGCTTAGTGATGCGCTGACATATGCTGCGCCGGTGGCGAAAAATGCCGGTGTCAGTATTGAGGAAGCCGCTGCAATGGTTGGCGCCCTACATGATGCGAAAATTACGGGGTCAATGGCTGGTACGGGTAGCCGCGCTATTTTAAGTCGATTACAGGCACCGACCGGGCAAGCCTACGCGGCGATTAAAGAGCTTGGGGTTAAAACGGCAGACAGTAAAGGGAATACCCGCCCGATATTTACCATCCTGAAGGAAATGCAGGCCAGTTTTGAAAAAAATAAGCTGGGTACCGGTCAGCGCGCTGAATACATGAAAACGATCTTCGGTGAAGAGGCCAGCTCTGCCGCCGCTGTTTTGATGAACGCGGCTCAATCAGGAAAGCTGGACAAGCTCACTGCTGCATTTAAAGCCTCTGACGGTAAGACGGAGGAACTAGTTAAGGTTATGCAGGACAACCTCGGCGGCGACTTTAAAGAGTTTCAGTCGGCATATGAGGCTGTAGGTACTGACCTTTTTGACCAGCAGGAGTCCTCCTTACGTAAACTGGTGCAAACAGCTACCGGCTACGTGCTCAAACTTGATAAATGGATCCAGCAAAATAAAGAGCTCGCGCAGACGCTGGGGGTGATTACCGCTGTGGCGATCGGGGTCGTGGGGATGATTGGGGCTATTGGGCTGATTGCCTGGCCGGTGATAACCGGTGTAAATGCCATCATCGCCGCTGCGACGGCGCTCGGTACCGTATTTACTACGGTGGCCGGTGGCGTCGTTACTGCAATTGGCGCGATCTCCTGGCCGGTTGTTGCTGTCGTGGCCGCAATAGTGGCCGGGGCATTGCTCATCCGTAAATATTGGGAACCCATCAGCGCGTTTTTTGGCGGCGTGATGGAAGGATTGCGCACGGTCTTTGCGCCAGTAGCAGAACTATTTGCACCGCTTAAACCGATGTTTGACTGGCTGGGCGGAAAACTTAAAGCCGCATGGGACTGGTTTAACAACCTGATCGCGCCGGTCAAATCATCGCAGGAAACCTTAAACAGTTTTCGTGATGCCGGTGTGTTGTTTGGTCAGCGCCTGGCTGACGCTCTTACGTTACCGCTTACAGCATTCAATAAGCTGCGCAGCGGTATCGATTGGGTGCTTGAAAAGCTCGGCATAATCAACAAAGAGTCCAGCACGCTTGACCAGACTGCCGAAAAAGCAAATGCAGCCACGCAGGGTAACTCTTATATCCCGGCTACTAGTACTTATAGCGGCTATCAGGCATATCAACCCGTCACTGCACCCGCCGGACGTTCTTACATCGACCAGAGTAAAAGCGAGTATCACATTTCCGTTGATGGTGGCGGTAACGGCACTCAGCTCGATCGCCAGCTACAAGATGCGCTCGAAAAATTTGAGCGTGAAAAACGCGCCCGCCAGCGTGCCAGCATGAACCACGATGGATAGGAGGTGACGAAAAATGATGCTCGCACTCGGTATGTTTGTTTTTATGCGCCAGACGTTGCCACACCAGACGATGCAACGCGATGCCGAATATCGGTGGCCGTCAAACTCCCGCGTAGGTAAGCGGGATTCTTTCCAGTATCTGGGGCCGGGTGAGGAAAAAATTACCTTGGCCGGGACGCTTTACCCTGAGTTGACCGGCGGAAAGCTGACGATGACGGCTATTCGTCTGATGGCTGACCAGGGGCGAGCCTGGCCGTTACTGGATGGAACTGGCACGATTTACGGTATGTACGTCATCAATAATATCAGCGAGACAGGAAGCCTGTTTTTTGCTGACGGCACGGCGCGTAAAATTGATTTTACGCTGACGCTCACCCGCGTGGATGAATCCCTTGCGGCGCTGTATGGCGATATCGGCGAACAGGCAAAATCACTGATTGGCAAGGCGGGAAATATGGCCTCATCAGTGTCCGGCATGGTGGGGATTAGCTGATGCTGGATATGCTGAATCTGAAGGCGGGTGGCGTACTGACGCCCGATTTTATGCTGATGCTCGACAGCAAAGATATTACCGGCAACATCAGTAATCGATTGATGAGTCTGACCATGACAGACAATCGCGGATTCGAGGCCGACCAGCTCGACATCGAGCTTGATGATGCTGACGGGCTGGTCGAGCTGCCGTTACGCGGTGCCGTACTGACGCTTTACCTCGGGTGGAAAGGCTTTGCGTTGATTGGTAAGGGAAGTTTTACCGTCGATGAGGTTGAACATCATGGCGCGCCAGATACAGTGACAATCCGCGCCCGTAGCGCCGATTTTCGGGGAACGCTTAACTCACGTCGGGAAGAGTCCTGGCATGACAAGACGCTCGGCGAGATCGTGGCAGCGATAGCGACACGTAACAAACTGACGTCGAGCGTTATACCGGAGCTGGCCGGAATAAAAATTCCGCATATCGACCAGTCACAGGAATCGGATGCCAAATTTTTGACACGGCTCGCCGAGCGAAACGGCGGTGAGGTTTCGGTAAAAGCGGGAAAGTTACTTTTCCTCAAAGCCGGTCGGGGGGTTACAGCCAGCGGAAAAGCCATTCCGCAGATAACGATCACCCGCAGCGATGGCGACCGCCATCAGTTTTCCATTGCTGACCGTGGGGCATATACCGGCGTTACGGCAAAATGGTTGCACACCAAAGACCCGAAACCACAAAAGCAAAAGGTTACGTTAAAACGCAAACCCAAAGAGCAGCATTTACGCGCGCTACAGCACCCCAAAGCCAAACCGGTAACGAAGAAAAAAACGGTGAAGGAGCCGGAAGCCAGGGAGGGCGAATACATGGTCGGCGAGGATGACAACGTGTTTGCCCTGACGACAATTTTTTCAACCAAAGCGCAGGCCATGCGAGCCGCCCAGGCAAAATGGGACAAACTGCAACGTGGGGTTGCTGAGTTTTCAATCAGGCTGGCGACGGGGCGAGCAGACCTTTACCCTGAGACGCCAGTACAGGTTATGGGCTTTAAGCGCGTCATAGACGAGCAATCGTGGACAATCACTAAGGTGATGCACTCTCTGAGCAATAACGGATTCACGACGACCCTAGAGCTTGAAGTGAGGTTGTCGGATGTAGAGTATGAGGCGAAAGATATTTAA